CGCCTCCGCCCGCCGCACCCATAGCTTGGCCACCGGCGCTGCCGTAATTAGCGCCCGCAGCACCTGTCATGTTAGCGGCGTTCAAACCCACGCTTTGAAGGTTTTGGTAAGGACTTAATGTGTTGCCGCGAATTGTCTGGTAACGGTTAAACGCGTTGCCGTACTCTTGCGACGCCATTTCTTGACCAAAACGCTGTGATGCTTTAAGAGCCGCACCGGAAATTAAACCACCACGAGCGGCCGCCTGACGATCAACAGCTTTCAAACCTTCGGACATCCGGAAGCCGTAGCCTGGGTCTTGCCCTGCGGCAAACGCTTCAGGCGTAAACTCAGCCGTGGCGTACTTGCCATACCCTGCTGCGCCAGCGTTGCCGCCAATCCCAAGATATTCTAAAAGTTTGTTTTGCCCAGCTTCGCCCGCCGCGCGGTAAGGCGCAAGATCAGCACGTTGCTGGTCATAAATTTGTTTTTGAAACGCTAATTGTTGTTCTAGTGTAGAGTAACTAGCTGCTAATTGTTTATCAAGATAGCCACCTTGGGCGGCTAATTGCTTGTCAAGCGCTTCTTTTTGCGCCGCAATTTGATCTTGCGAAACTCTATATTGAAGGTCAGCAGCTTCCCGCGCAGCGTCAGCTTGCGTGTCAGCCGCACGTCCTGCGGCTCTACTGGCCATATACGCACCACCTATGGTGGCCACGCCTCCGATAACTGCTGCGGCTACAAATGTCATGTCAGTACCTCTTTGTCCTTAACGATATTACCAATAGTAAACATACTGTTGGCGTCTTCTTCAACTAATTCAGCTTCAGCTTGCTCAACATTCTGAGCATCAACAACGTGAAAGGTCATGCACAATGCGTCAGTTTCTGCATATACCGCTCGTTTAGTGCCTGGCATACTGTTGATAAGACATGGACCTGTAATGGATTTTACCCCGTCATTGGTCGTAATTGACACAGTACCTGACACAACTAGATAAAAATGTTCTTTTTTATGGACTTTTCCAACGATTGTGACGCCTGCTTTGCGCCAAACTTGGCGGCAGTACATCCCGCCGTGAAACGTGTGATTGGTGGGCGGCTCATATTGCAACATTTCTGACATCGCCGCTTGAAGCGCCTCAACCCGCCCGCGCATATCTACGGGCTTGGCCAACATGCCGCTATAGGATACAGTCATGTTCAAGGCTCTTGCACCCATAGCCAAGTGTTTGTATCTAACACCCATCCAGCCCCAGGATCGGGGGCGTAGAAGACATCGTTGGGTTGGTCGTAGGTGTACCCAATTCCTGCATAGTTGCCACGCAACGCCACGCCACCATCCGGTTGACCGTTTTGGCCGTAATGGACATTGCCTCGGGTGTTGTAGCTAGTTTGAAGCCAAGTGCCAGGGGACGTGTCCACAAACGTATCAAAGAATGATGCGTCAGCCACAATAACTTCAATAACCAAACCGTTTAAAACTTTGGCATAGTTGCTCAACATATTCTCCTTACGCGGTGTAGGTTGATGATGATGTAAACGTGTGGATTGTGTACCCACCGCTTGTTGTGACTGTACCGCCGGTGCCACGCTGTGAACCTAAGTAACTGATAATTACTATTCCTGAGCCGCCGTTGCCGCCCGCAAAATTACCAGTTGATCCGCCGCCGCCGCCGCCGCCGCCACCCGTGTTGGCTGTACCCGATACACCAACAACAGTAAACCCGCCCGCACCGCCACCGCCTGCACCACCCAAACCGACTGAGCCGTTTAATGAACCGCCACCGCCACCGCCAGCATACGTTACCGCAGAGCCGCTAATGCTACTAGATGTGCCTGCTCCGCCCACACCAGCAGCGCTTGATGCGACCCCGTTTCCACCGACAGCACTTGCGCCACCGCCGCCGCCAGCTACTTGAGTTGCGCCATTACCGCCGCCAAACCCTTGACCCGCAGTCCCTGCGCCGCCTGTGCCTACGCCACCGCCGCCACCAAATCCACCGCCGCCCGAACCGCCTGAGCCACCTGTTCCGCCCGAACCAATTACGCTGCCTTGACCAAAACCACCGCCAACAGGCGAAGCGCTTAGTGCGCTTGATACAACGCCTGGGCTACCGTTTGTGTTTGTTGCGCCGCCCGCACCACCTGAACCTATCGTAATCGTATAGACAGTACCTGAAGATAATGAAGTTGTACCGGTTAATAGCCCACCCGCACCGCCTCCACCGCCAGAGCCCCCGCCACCGCCGCCGCCGCCAGACACAACAAGGTAATTAACCGTGTATCCAGCAGGCTGGCTAAATTGCAGCCAAGTGGAAGTTGTAGCGTCATACCATTCAGGATTGCCCGTTGTGGAGTTTTGGCGAATCATTCCGGTAGTAGCCGGCGAAGGCCGTTGTCCAGTAGTGCCAACAACCAGTTGCGAAGCGCTAGTGCGAGTCATTAGCTGGAAACGTGTGCCGTCATAAAGAATTATGTACGCCGCGCTTGCAACAATATCGCCTGCTTCTAAACTTACCGCGCCTGCCTTAGTAATTGATTTAACTCCTAACCCGTCAATGTTAATTGTGACGGCACCAGTGTTCGTGTTTTGCGCGATAAAACTGTATTGCGCTCCGGCCGTATATTCTTCTAGCGTGGGGGTCGCCAAGCCCGCTAAGGCGTTTGTACCAGCAACCGTAATCAAATTATTGTTTGTCGTAGGGTCGTTTACAGCCGGAATGTTATCGTAGCTGCCGATCTGAACAAAAGTCGAATCTTTCAGTACAAATTTGTACAACGACCCCCCATCCAACCAAATCTCTGCGGGTGTGCGCCCTGACGAATTCAACACGATTGGGTTCGTGTTAAAGGCTGCACCCGAGCGTGACGTGTAGGTTGATACGGGCGTCGTAGTGCCGGCGTTGTACGTGTACAGCAGGCCGCCGGCCAAAGGGTCGCCGTTGCTATCAAAGAATTGAGCGCCTGCGCCAGCTAAGTAGGAAATGTTAATTGACATCAGACTATCCCTGTAATAATGCCGTTGACAACGGTCACGGTCTTAGAATCGACGGTTGTAAAAGTGCCTGTAGCGCCGCCTTCGCCGCCCCCAAGCTGTTCGTAGACAGCGTTAAAAAATCGAAACCATTCGCGCGACATTAGACCTGTGTTGGGGTCAACAATCGGTACGCGCGGGGCTGGAATTTGGGTGACGTTAGGCATTGGTTGCGCTCATGTGTAGCTCAGCGCCCATGATGGCGATTTTAACTGGATCGGTGCCTGACACTTCGTAAACACGATCCCGCAGTTTGCTTGTCATACCAAGACGCCGCCAAAAGACGCGAGTGCCATACGCCCCAAGTGTACCCATTGTTTGCCAATGTTCGTTAGACCATGTATGGCCACCGTCATCGGACCAACGTAACATCACTTGCGGCTCAACATTTAAATCAATTGAATTGACAATAACAATTTCGTCTACGATGCCCAAGTCGCCGATCGTAAGTGGCGACAGATAAATATGCCCAGGCACCTCAGTCACACCCACGGCGCCCACGCCTGACTCAGCATTTAATTGCAAACTATGTTGCGCCGTGCGGTTCAAATTGTTTGTGCCAGTAGGCAACGCACGCCACGACCGCAACCATTTTTGTATGCGGTTGTGATCCGCGTACTTGGTCAAATCAAACGAATACAAATTGCCGTTTTGATAGTCGCCTACAATAATTTCTTGGTTAAACGACATTTGGCAATTGCTGCGATGACGGTCAAAATCACCATTGTTAAAGCTTGCGCGCTCATGCCATGCTTGAGTCGCTACGTCATACACCCAAGTAGCGCGCGCGGTCGGGAACGTCAACACGTAAAACGCATGACCGTCTTGTTGGTACGTATACGCAATAGCATCCGAGATGTCGCCGTATTGCTGAATCTGCCATTCAACCGCGTGGGTACTAATGCGTGTGCCGGTGTAACCATTGGCACGATAGACAATACCTCGCCCACGGGCGTCAGCACCTAGCCAAAACAGGCCGTTATCAAGCTTAGCAACCGAATAGGTAGCCGCGCATCCAATTTCGTTATACGCGCCTTGGATGCGTTGTAAAGGAAAATCCACGCCGCCCGCGTTGTACCAAACTTCGACCGAGTTTGTGCCAAAAAGCCAAACTTCCGAATGGTCGGTAATGGAGGACACCAAGCCGTCGGGGCTGCCCTCAGCGCTTGCAAAATCAAGCGGGTCAATGGATGTTGGGTCAAGTAGTTGAGTCACCCACACGCGTTGGCTATCGGGCTCAATAAAAACAAAGTAGCCACCAAGGTAGGACACGGTTAGCGCCCCAGGAAAGTCTACGTCCGTGATCTGACCAAACGCATTGGTTGTAGCGTTGTAAACAAAACTTGGGCCATTACACGCCACAAACAAATGCGTGCCATCGTCGGCCATTGACACCGGACCGTCGTTATCTAGCGTGCCAATCGTTGTGATGTTGTACTCGGTATCTAGCTTATATAGGGTATTGCCTGATGCAACATACGCGTAGCCGCCAAAAGTCCATAAACCTCGAACCGGCCCTGCGCCAACCGTAACTTCAAGCTTTAAACCAGGCGCACGATTTAAAAACGCAGGGGTGTGCCCACCCTCGGGAATAATCTCAGGAAAGAGATTGATCATACGGTTATCCGCAGCATTGACGCTGCGAGCCGTATAAGCTGATCCGAGGATAGGCGACTGCATTAGTAGTTGCCCGCAAAGATGTTAAAGCGCTGGCGTGTCGCCACAATCGAGTATGGCAGCGACATAATGTCGTCAGGGTTGTTGATGCGCTTCAAATTACGCTTAGAGGTCATCGCAACGCGTTGCACAGTAGGCGATGGCTCAACACCAAACTCAGGGGCAAGCTCGCACGCAAGGTTGTACTTAAACGCACGCAGATAGCCTGGTGGGAACGCCAAAGGCGTGCTCAGTAGCGCAGGCGTTGTAAGCTCTTGAACCGACACAAAGTGCCACTCCAGTACCTTAGTTGGCACCGGATAGACGGTCATTGTGATGTTGGGGTAAGTCATGTTTACAAACATAACTTGTGGATAAGTTGACGTGACTGTTTTGACCGCGATACCGTTGTACTGTTGCTGGTTAATCAGCTTAATGCCGAATGAAATGCCAGAAGCAGGATCGCGGAAATAAGTTGAATCATCAATAAGAATCGGGCGGTTTCCAATGAAATCTCCCGTAGGTCCTAGCGTGCGGGTCATAAACCCTGGCAGCCAAGAAAAGATTTGGTCTTGCGTACAAAACACCGACAAGCGCTCGGTGTTCCACGAATCAATCATCTGGTTAAGTGTTGCCAGCGCATCCTCAGACGTAGCGGCCGAGGGCGTTTCAGCCTCGGCTAGTTGGCCGATTAGGCGCAGCGCCCCATTTATCTGATCGCCGGCTGTGGTGCTCATGGCTACTCCGAAGTTTTACGTTTACGTTTTAGCGCGTTTACCGGCTCCGCATCTTCAGGCGTATCCA